TATTCTGATTTGTTTGTGTTGATTATTGCATTGGAAGTTGTATCTCTAACAAGATAATCTTCACCTTCAACTCTTATATTAGACATCAACCTTCACCTCCTGTTTCTTCGTTTGATGCTTCTTCACTACCATCGCCTTCAAATACAAAATTCGTGTCGATTGCGGAATCATACAAAGCAAAAGATTTTAATGCTCTAATTTTTGGTACATCTGATTTGTTTGGATTACCTACCAAAACAATTTTAATTATGTAGTCTGTAAATCCGTCTGGTTTCTTGAGAAAATATTTATTTAGATAAAAACTATCCGAATCTGTTGATGTTGGGTTGGTTGCATTTGTTGCTTCTTCTGTAAGCAACTCATAATTATTTTCATCTATATTTTCATCAGTAGATTTAGCAACTTTTGCATATACTCTTACATTTGTTCCATATGCTTTAGATGCTTCTAACGACACCCTTACATAATTTGCTTCATGTCCAGTATTAACTGGTCTACCAATATATCTTGCTACAGAATTTGTATTATCTGTTGGTGGTTCTGGTAAAAGTTCATCTGCTAGATTTTCTGACATTTCATACTTGGAACATATAAGACTTAGACGGTCCATATCCAATACTGGTGTAATGTTAGAATCGGATGTACTTAACTTGGCTGTTACTAATGCAGAAGAATTATCAGCACCATGAGGCAAATCAAAAGAATTGCTTTCTGATAAATCCGTAGGTTCGTTTGGTTGTATATGTACTGTGCCTGCCCCAGAATCTTGCATTTCATACTTGATGTTGGTGTCTGGGTCAGAAGTGTATTCGGTTAATATTGTTACTTCGTGATAATCAGGAGATGTAATAACTTCATCGTCAGAATTTTTAGTATCTGCTGTAGAACCTTGTAAATATAAAATATATTCAGAACCCGTATTATAAGTAGCACGATTTATTCTGAACATTATATTTTTACTAGAATCTTCAAACCTTGAACCGTTATTTTGTGGTAAATATAAACTACCGACATATGGTTGTCTTTCCACTTCACTGATGAGAGAAGAACCATCTGCTGTCAATCCCTTTTTACCAAATTCAGTTCCCCAAAGTGTATACTTTGTGCTGTTGGTTTTTAAAATAAGTGCATATCTTCCTGCATTTAAAAATATAGGACTTGTAAATTCAAATCTATTAACATCACTAACATCTGGTCCGCTATATTGCGTTTGGAATCCAGAAGTCATTGTTACTTCTGATAAAGGAATGACTTCTGTTGGATGTGGTCCGTCATTCAATAAAGGTCTAATCTCAATACTAAATGGTAAATTTCCAGAATCATATTCACGGAAGAATAAATCTACACTTGTTGCAAAAATTCCTTTCGGGAATTGTGAACCATCAATTTCAAAAATTTGTGTAAGAGGGTCGAAATAATCGGCAACACCACTCAAAAGTTGACCTTTTGATAATGTGGTGGCGTCTTGAGTAATTCTTTCACTTTTTACACTATCTCGTTTTGCAGAAATTTCTCTTGTGCTTGTAATTTTTCCGTTGGACGATTCGACATTACCACCAACAACATAGAATGCTTCGGCGGCGCTAGATGTTACAGATGGTGTGTTTGATTTGGAGTCTGTCATTCTTATTAAAATTTTACCCGCAATATATGGGTTGTTTTTTGGAATTTTAATAGTACATTTGGCACTACCATATTCATTTGTACGCATTTGGTTATCACTTGAAATTACATGTCCATTTTTATTAATGGTACTAGTAATTTTATTATTATTCACATAAACCCAATATCTTGTATTTGGTTTCATGTTTGTTGCCGTTAAAGTTATAGTTTTTTCTCTAACTTTGGGTATAATACTCTTATCTACAACTTTATTTTTTATTTTTTGAACTGGGGCATTTCTTGGAGAAATTGAAGAGTTGTGTGTCCACCAACCCGAAGGTGTGGTAATACCCACTCGTTGTGGACGATATCCAAAAGATTTACCAACTGCTCTACCCACACCCCAATGAGAGGACCTACCTCTATGTTTTCGCATGAGTCGATGAGTTCGTTGTCTTCTTGAAACATTAGAATTAAATCTGTTTCTGTTATTGCTTCGTCTTCGATATCCTGCCCAGTTTTTAATATACCATCGAAACCAAGAACCCCAACCAAATCTAATACCTTTACTTTTCTTAGTGGTGTTAGAAATATACGGGTCTTTTGATGAATCTTTATTGTTTTGAATTTTTGGTGGTTTTGCAATATCAAACCAATCGTCTGATGAAGGAGAAAGTCTAAGATTTCCCACCCAATTTGTTTTCGCAAAAGGATTTGGATATATTGCAGTATTAGCAGATAAATTATTTACAGTAGATATTGTTTTTGATGCCGGTAAAAGTGTGTAAATATTATCATCGGACGATGTTATACCATCAGAGGATACCATTTGTGTGTGTCTTTGTAAATTAACATTTGTTGTGGAATGAGCAGGTAACATCAATCCACTTTCTTGGTCGAATGCTACATTATGTTCGGCACTTTCAACATTTGCAGAAGCAACTGTAGTGAAATTTTCTGTTGCCATAGCATTCATAAATTTATCACCGTATGTGTTTGCTTCAATTTTTGCATCAAGTTCACTTGAAGAAAGACTACTGGTTTCTTCAAGTGTTTTAATTCTATCATCCAAATCACCAATCATATCCATTGTATATCTTTGGGTATCTTGATATTCTAAACCAACATCATCTGGGCCAAGAGTATACGGATTCCAGTGTAATTCATATATCACCATCATTTCTTCTGGGTTGTGTTCTGGTGCTATGGGTTCAACGGCGGGAATACCTTCTATAATTTTAAACACTCTATCTTTTGTTAGAACTATTTTATCAATTCTTGAAAGGTAGTGATTATAATTACTAAAGAATAATTTTCCATCTTGAGGTGTCCAAGACCCTCTGACCTTTCCATATTCAGGATGGTTGATATCCCATTTTCCTACCCTAATTGGTCTAAAGTCTAAGGCATCTGTAAGTTCTATACTTTGACCAGATTTAGTGTCAGTGAACGATGGAATAAGTCCATATGTTGTGAGTTCATATGGAATGTCATCTGCCCCAGTTGCACCAAATGTTGCTGTTTCTCCACCATTATCAAATTCGGTTACTTCGTGTTTGTTGTGAACATAAGAATTAACTACACAAGGATATTTTAAATTTTTATAATTTGTATGGTCTGCATCACCCCAAGTTTGATGGTCAAAATATAAGAAAGTTACTTTGAACCCTGCACCATCTGGCGCCCAAGCACCACCCTCACCACCTGTTCCGTTTGGAACACCTCTATCTAAAACAATAGAAGCGTGGTCATATAAATCTTTCTTTTGTCCGTTGTTTAGAGTAAATTTATCCGTGTAATCTGTTCCAGTACCAATTTCTATCACCTTTTCTAATTTAAAAACATCAGAATATCCAAGATTAATACCCCAACCACCAGAAATAAGTTCACTCCACATACCCAAAACATTATCAGCGTTTGAGTTATTTGTAATTGTTGCTGTATGTTTTTTTAATATCTTTTTTCGTATAGAAGTTTCTGGGTGGTTAATTACATAATCACTTGTGTCTTGGTTTACTTTTAAGTTTGATAATAAATAACCTTTCTTTTCAGTTCCAGACCAATTATTTGTTGCCGCAGAACCAAGTGAAACTGTTAGGGACGAGTTGGTAACAGTTGCAGTATTACCACCATAATCACCCGAACTGTTTGGATTTAAATCGAAAAGATATCCATCAACAGACATTGTATATTCGTCTGTAATGGTTAAATCATCAATTACTCCTTCTCCTTGCCAATTTGCCCCTGCCGGTGCATTAACACTTCCCACCCAATTATCATAAGCATCTTTTGACAAATTAAAAACAAAGTCACTTTGGATATAATAATCCAATCCAGTTACTTCTTTAACACCTTCACCAATAGGAAGTCTAAAAAGGAGAGATGTTTCTCCTTTGTCATATAATCCAGGACCTTGTATATCTCCTGTTGGAACATGAAGTTTAAATATTTTTTTACCTGTCGTTGGGTCGGAAATATACTGAACATCTTTCAGTGTCATTAAGTCGGCAGATTCATCAAATCCACCTCTTGAACCAAACACAACACCATTAAGATATACTCTATACAATGTTCCTACACCTAATTCACCTTGGTCAAATGCGTGAGGGTGTATTTGGAATATTCTTGCACATCCAACTGGAAGCATTCCACCCGCGGAACTTTCAATTGAAAGATTTACTTTTTTATATTCATTAATGTCAGTTTCACTTCCAACAAGATTCATATTGTTATCAACCATCGCACCATTACTAGTAAACAATGGAGTGATTCCATCCATATTGTGTTCTACTAAAACATAATTTCCATAATCAACATCAATAGTACGGTTATTTTGTTTTGTAGTAGTTCTTGCTCTTTTCCCCACAAGATGTTCTGTGTTTTGCAATTCAAATTCATATCCACGAACATATGCTTTACCACTTTTTATACCTACTGCAACATAATTATTCCAGTGGTCGCTTGGTGTATTTTTTCCAGTTACTTCAGGGTCCCATACTTCATCATATTCTGATAATTCTAAACTAAACGGCCGAACCGTATAATGACCAGATTCATCATAGGTTCTTCTTGCAAGTGTTTCTTCTAGTTGAGCATATTCGGGGTATTTTAATTTCTTAAAAGTTTCTCCTTTAATTACTCTTGCCCATTCAAAATAATTATCTGTGTCAAAGTTTGTTCTATAACCTTCTTCATCAAAGATATATGGAATTTGTTTAATTTTTAATTCAATTGTATATCTGTCTGCGCCTGGTGCATTATAATTATATGAACCCTGTGAGGGGTCTCGTAATGATATATCTGTACTTGCAGTTTTGATTGTTTTATTGATGCTGAATCCAACAGAAATTGTTCGTTCAATAGGTTGAAACAACCTTGTACCGTCTGGAATGGATGTAGACCCTTCACTGGTATCATACATTGAAATGGTTTGTGCATCGTTCATTACAAAATAACCATCAACATAAAACAATCCTTGTTCAATTGACATTAAAATTGAATCACCACTTGAAGGAACATTTTCTGATATTCCATCAGGTGAATCTAATTTTACTGTGAGGTTTACATCTAATGCAGGATTGGTTGTTGTTATGTTTGATTGTCCGCTTGGGAATATATCAGATTCATCGTTAGTGCCTTGAAGAATATCAACAAAAAGAATTTTATATGGGTCATCTTCTGTGGATTCTAATGCGAATAAAACTTTACCGATTACAACCGTTTCTGTTCCTTCCATTGGGTCATTTTCCGATTCGTCTTGGAAAGTGTTTAAAACGGTATGGGTGTATTGTAAATCGTATCCAACTAAGTCATCTATATCAACTGTGTTAGAATCTCCTGCATTATCTAATCGAATAAACTTGACAGTTTTTTCTGTTATACCCCCACCTTGTATTACATCACCGTCTTCAAATATATGGTCTGCCATTCTACCAATTTGATTACTAAGAATTGATTGTAACTGTGTCAATTCTCTTGCCTGAACAGAATATCCTGGCTTAAATAATACTTGAAGAAACTTTTTGGTTTCGTTAAAGTCATCATAATACGGATTGATGTTAAATTTACTTTTATCTAATGTCATATAAACCTCTTAGAATTTCAGAATAATCTGATATCTTTCTCTTTGTTCTGGACCCCTATTAATTGGTTTCATATTTTGAGAATATATGATTTCACCACTAGTGACACTAATTTCTGGAGGGGTCACACTATTTATAACAGAAGTTGTTGAAGAACTTTCAGAACTTCCTATGTAATCACCAACATTAAATGTTCCTTTTGTATCAGTTACTAATAAAGTACCACCTGTGGTGCTGTCATCCACAACCCAGTCCAAACACATACCAAAGGGTTCATTTGCCGCAGAAGTGCCGGCTCCACCAGTTACATTTGTATCTATTACAAAAGAATTATCATCTAATGGGTTGGCCTCGTTACTAACCCCTAATGTCCAAATACAATTATAAACAGGTACAACATTTGTAAATATTTCTTCAAATCCAGATACTCTTGCTATTTGTGTAGAAGTAAAATCCCAAACATCTCCAGTTTGATTAAATTCAACCACACCTTCACCTGTTGCAGAATCATCGATTGGTGAAATAAATGAACCATTCAAATCAGTAATTGTTAAAAGACCATAATTTCCTTCAATTGAAGGACCCCAATCTACAATTTTAGCATTTGCTTTGCTGTCTTTTCCCATAACATATTTACCAACAGTAAATAGATTTTCAGATAAAAAGTTTTCAGTTGGTAATACTTCTAATACTGTATTTTGTTTAACTTCTGTACCTGCGATTCTATAGGGATTTCCATACTTATCTAATATGTCGGTATCATTTAATATTGGATTCTTTATGATTCCATATTGTCTTATGTCGTTTTTTGTTAATATTTTTCCATCTTCTGATTGGTCGATATTCACCACTATAAGCAAAGCATTACAATTTAATTCTTTTACTGCATCTGCACCATTTCCACCCAAAGGAGAAATTACACATTTTGCAGATGCTGTTTGTCCATTGGTTGTACTGAGTACAATATCAGACGGAGAAAATTCTACAGAAGCATATGTATAGTTTTTACCAGGCGTGGAAACCGATATATTTTCTGTTTGTTTTCGTTCTGGATTAGTAAATCCTGCATCATAATCATATAAATTAATATACGCATCTGCGGAAACACCATCTCCATTAATTGTTATTCTGGGAGCAATTTCATATGTACTGTATTTTGGTATATCTGTACTCAATGCATCAGAAAAATGTACCATATTTAAAGATGGGTCATAACTATCAATTATTCTACGAGTTCCTGATGCAAATCCTCTGGTAATGTTAATTACCAATCCTTTATAATAATCTGCGGTTGGTTGTTCGTGAGAATTCTTCAACATTATACCAGTCGCACCTTCTGCTGCCGCAAAACCAATATAATTGTCATCTTTATGTGGAATTATTGCAGGGGAATCCCAGTTTGGATTATTACCCACGACCGAATGGTCAACAAATACAATGTCTATGCTACCGTTTGTTGCGTTTTGTTGAACAGTCCATTGATTTTTTGTTTCTGTGGATGTGCCTCTTGTTCTTATTTTGCTTATTGGAATATATTCGTCATCGATATAATACCTATGTGGTTCTGGTATGGTGAACATATATTTCCACACATATCCATCAGATGTGTTCATTGTACCGTTAGTTTTAATACCTCTGGGTTCTACTGAGGATGCTTGATTGTTGTTGTATAAACATTTGTAAATGTTATATTCACCATTCATTGTATAATATTCTTTACCAGACATTTCAATCGTGTCATCGTACATGTCATATAATGTACCACTTGTCCAAACATATTTTTTCGCCATAAAAAACACATCACTAGAATCTATTTTTTTCAAAGAAATTATATTTCTTCTAATTTCAACATCTTCATCACGGGTATCTTCGAGTTCAGGAATTTCATCCCCCGCAGTCCATCCATGAGATTTACCAACAAACAAAAAGTATTTATCATCCGAATTAAACTTAAACTCATTTATAAAAGAACCAACAACAGTATTCCTGAGTTTGTATTTATAAATTGAATTATCGCCAGTTGCTACCATTAATGTTTCTCCGATTGATATTATGTAGGTGTTATTGTTGAAAAATCTGTAACAATTCCAGAATATATTGATTCATCTTTTAGTTCGTAGAAGAATGGTTGGAGTTCAACTGCGGCGAAACTACAACCAGACGGTATCGTATCTACCCCTCTTATATTCGGGTGTGGATATATCACCCAATAACTACCATTATTATCAAAATCGCCTGCCTCTGCTGTTCCGACAAACTCATATGCGGCAGATGCTCCGGCAGTTCCAGCAGTAAAATATGTCCCATTACTTAAATACCAAAGTGGACCTGTTGTTCCTGCATCCCAAGTTCCACCTATTCCTAAATCATATGCAAATGTATGACCAGCAGTATTACCATCGTTTTGTGCTGTTCGGCCTGCATAGTCATTATAAACCAATCCCCAAAATATAGATTCTCTTGCAGTCGCTCCTGTGTGTGGTTGTGTACCCGATTCGTCTACTATTGCACTACTTGGATTATATCCAAATGGATATAAATCTACACCTTGACTATTGTGTCGTAAATTTTCTGTTGTGTTCCATTTATATGGAGTGTAATGTCCAAGAATAGAAATTTCTAATTCTTCACCCTTTGTTTTATATTTTGTGTATATGGGATGAGTATTTTTAAGAAACAACATATTGAAAAATTTAGTTCCCGCTGGGTGGATTAAATCTAATATTGCATCTTTGTAGGAATCTAATGATAATTGTGATTTTATCTCATAAGAAAATTCTTGATAAAAATTGTTATCAAACAATCTTTTGTTTGAACTAACTTGTCCTTGTGTATTAAAATAATAACCAGGATAAACAGACACCGCACCAATTTCTGCGGATAGTCCTGCACCCGTACCACTGAATGTAGATTCGTTAAATGTAATTGTATCCGAATTTTTATACCCAATACCAGAATCGAGTATATCAACACCAATAATACCACCTAACCCATTAACTTCTGAAACTTCACCCACGGCATCTATACCATTACCAGAGGATAAAACATCTATCTTATCTCCTACTTTATATCCACTACCACTTTTTAAATCTCCCTTAAAATCTGTAGTGGTATAAATTTTTTCAATAACAGATTGTATATTTTCTTTAAATTCGTTCGTATTTCCATGATTGAACGTCAACATTTCATCTGTTATAAAATTTCCATTTATTTCGTCAACAAAAATTTCTGCAACGGTAGTAGTGTTTGTTTCATATTTTAAAATATTCTTTATTTTAGCAGTAGCATAAATATCACCTACATTATTTTTTTGTATCATTGTGGTGTTTACAGTATTCCACAAATCTGTTTTATTTGTGAATGTAGTTTTGATACTTTTATTTGACAACCATTTACCACTAGACGCTTTTAACAAATCGTTTCGTGGATAATAGAAACCACTTATTGTTGTATCGTACAAAATTCTAAACAATAGGTTGTATGCTTTTTCTGTTCCTTTTGCTTTGTAAAATTCTTTGATTCTTTTTAATAAAGTTTTTTCATCAACCAAAGATTTTGTATCAGAATCATAAGCCAAAATTTGTGGGAATTGGTTTAAATATTGTCTTTTAAAATGCTTGATAAAATCAGATATAGTGTTGTCTATATTTGAATATTCTTGTAAATTGAAAGAACTATAAAGAGTTTCGTTTTTTTGTTCCATCCATTCATAATATGCTTCCATGAATGTAACCAATCTTGGATGGTCAATTCTGACAAAATCCGGCAGTTGTTCTGACACTAAAGGAGAAATTAGTGATTCTTTATCTTTAACAATTGATAAAGAATCTAGTGTTTCGATTAGACTGGTCTTTAATTTTTGTAGAAAGATTATACTCATATTATTTTACAAAGTAGATGTACTTGTACCAGACGTATTTGATTTTTCGGATAATTTAGAAATACTTAAAGATAAAGAATCATTGTCTGTCTTGTCTATTGTTAATATTTGACTTCGTGAAGCAAATATGTTTTTATTTTTTGGTGGAGCATTCACCGAGAGATATGTTGTATTCTTTAAAGAGATAGGATTGAATCCTTCTAATTCTATTTTTCCTGTACCATAATCGATTGTTCCTATAGATGAATTATTATGATAGATGTATTTCTTTTCTCCATTGCTATCATATTTAAATATCCGTATTTTACCATTTCCATCATCATCAAAATATCCTGTGAATGGTTTATCGTCTTCATCTTTATAATTAAATCCACTACTTGTAATTACTGGATGATGACCATCATGTGGATGATAAATTGAATTACCGAAGTCCAGAGTGTAATTTGTTTCTTTTCCTATGATTGGTATAAATCGTCTTTGTATTTTTATTGTGATGTCACTCCCAACAACAGAATCACTCGAACTGTCCATTAATTTAGTAAGTTTTGAAAAATACAAATCTTTATCGAATTTTTCTAAATCATTATCAACATAATATATGATAGAAGATTTGACCAAACTTAATATGGAATTTTTATCTAAAATTGTACTAGAAGCATCATATACAACATTACCAGATATTTTCAAAAACAAAAAGTCTGGGTCTACAATTTCAGGAATAACGGAAACAACATTTTTTGATTTTAGTATGCTGTTTTTGATATCTTGCTTTTTAGTTTCATCAAGAACTAATCCACTTTTTGGTTTAATTGAGATGAATACTTTTCCGTATTCTGGTGGGTCATTATCTTGACCGCCCCACACATAGACAGATTCAATATCAGAATATTCTTTTAATAAAATTGCTTCGTAATCTCTTGAAGTAACAGACCTATCTTGAGATTGATACATTCGTGGTGCATAATATTTAATAGATTTGTTTGTTTCCGCATCCGAACCACCAGAAGCAGGTGATATTACTTCAACTATATGATTAGAATAATTAAATACTCTTGCACCTTCTTTATCTGAACTTCCTATATCATTTGCATCTGGGCCATGTGTATTTAAATATTGAATGTGTATTACATTTCCATTATCTGGTTTTTTACCAACGATATTATCACCAAAATATATTTCAAATTCACCATTTTCTATTTCTTGGATATGGAATGCTTTACTTGTTTTTTCTACTTCATTAAAATTGGTTGATTGTGTCCACGAATCACTATATCCTGTGCTGTCTGTGGTAGAAGTTTGTACCCGAACTGTTAATGTAGAAGTGTCTGCTGTGGATGGAATTTTATATTTTAAACCAGAATTAGTATCATCAAAAACATAAGATATTGTTTCCAATTTGCCTTCTTTTATTATAACATCCCTTGCTCCAGTTATTCCATCGACCACTTTATATTCTGTAGTTTCCATAACGACAAAATTATAAGTTGAAGAACCTTGAGTACCTTTAATTATAGTACCTAGGAGTAAATCATCATCTGGTAAATCTTCATTATTTTTTGTAATAATGTTTACAGTTGCAGTTGGAGAAGTAATAGATGTTGGTGTATACCCCAAATGTTTAGCAAGGGATACAATAGAATCTCTGCGAACCGCACTATCTAAAAACATCTCATTTGCAATCATATTGCTATAGAACCCTTGATAGTGAGTATTGTATGCAAGAAGGTCAAGAATGATATTAATACCCGAACCTTCAAAATTAATATCTTTGAACTGTTCTTGTTTGGATAAAAAATCCTTTAGGTTGTTTTTGATATTATCAAAATCTAAATCTGAAACGGAAAGTTTAGCATTGAATTTATCGGCCATTATCGTATCCTTTCTAGTGGTAGAGAAATGCTATGCAACGCGGAAGGAACTCCACGCATTTTAAATTTTACAGTTACTCCCAGATAATTTCGGTCAATTTCTTTCACCGATACCTGTACTAAATTTGCTCTAGGTTCGTGTTCTTTGATTATGTCTTCTATTTCTTTTTGTATTTCAAAAGAAGTAACTACTGTAAAATTTTCAAATAACAATTTATAAATTTCTGAACGAATTTCTGGATGAAAGGGTTTTTGATGAATACCCATTAAAATTAAATGTTTGATAGAACTTTTTACTGATTCGTCATCATATTTAACAACAACATCACCTGATACTGGGTGAGGTGTGAGGTCTAAATCTATGTCAGAATATCTTTTATTTTTTGTCATTTATGTGTTTTGAATTGCTAATTCTGCCTCTATGTATCTTCTTTTTTCTTCTATTCTTTCAATAACATCATCAAAAATTACACCGTCTGCTTTTACCCAAGAACACCATTCTACTGATAATGCACCTATAACATTCATACCATCAGAACTTCTAATTGGAATTATAGAAAACATAATAAC